ACCATTTACTTCAACTCGGTTTGAACCTCTAGGTAATGGTAGAACATATGTAGTATGTCTATTACCATTTGTCTTATTATATACATCTACCTGTTCATGAGTTAGGAGTCCCACCTCATCCATCCAGTCTTCGTCTATGAGAATAGAACCCTCATAGTCTACATCAATGTTAGTGCAGACTGCATTGTGTATCTTACTATTTAAAAAACATCTTATACCTTTCATTTCCCAACTCATTAGAATATCCAAACAATAAAAGATGTAAATGCAACACCTTTTAAAAAACAAATCCATGCTAATCCATAATCATCAACTCCAGCAACTTCCATAAATTCATACATCATTTCTCTGTGAGTTTCTAGTATATCTTTTAACATATAATCTCCCTATTAGTTATTATTTATAGGAGTCCCAGATAAAACCTAGGAGTCCCATTACTGCCCAAGACTTTAATGGGGGTAGCAATGCCCAGCCAAAAATAGTTTAGGAGTCCCAAAACACTGTCCTTTTAGTATTGAGAATCCAAGTCCATGCCTTCGAAGGTATCTGGATTGACTTGGTGTCCATCTGTGGTGCATGAGAGTTGTACTTCGAGTCCACTTCTATCTCCCTTCCATGTAATACTCTCTACTAACAACTTACCATTATGTTGTAGTTCATCTCTCTCTCCACCTACTGCTGTGGGTTGTGGTATATCTACATGAATCACCATGCCTGCACTTATATTAGTTCTCCCAGATATCTGAACATTTATTCTATTTAATTCGTATAACTTCTCTACTCTATCTCTATTATACTTGACAACACTACCACCACTTGTTATACTGTTCCCTATATCCTCAGCTTTATTACTAAAGGTAAAGGGTACACTATAATCAAACTCTACAGAAGCTCCGAATCTCTCTGTGATAGGGTCTCCATTAATTGCAACTGGAGCTATAGGTAATTCATCTGTTGAATCTACACTCTCTGATGGTACTCTTATATTCTCTGCACCTAGTCTAAAGGAAGGGGATACTGCAAGACCTTTCTTATAGTTCCCACCATCCATCTCAAACTGTTGTGTAAACTGACTAGGGATAACTGTAATGGTTTTGGTTACTGTGTCATAGGAATGCACTGTGCCTGCATATAAGCCGCTCTGGTTACCTTCTAGAGTATCATATAGGTTCTGTTTGTTGTAGGATAGAATGTCGTTTCCTACACCACCCTCGAAGTCATAGTTCTCAGACATCACCATACTCCCATCCCTAGGACTAAATGCAACTGCACCATCCAGATAGACTATATTCTGCATGGTATCTATATTACAGAACCTAAACCCATCTAATGCAGTCTGATAGAAGTAGTAAGAGTTTCCATATGGTTGGTTGGTCTCGTCTCTGGTGTGGTCTCTCAGCCACTCTAAGGTGTGATGTACAGTCCAGTTAGGACATACGAACCCTCTTGCATCCCCTACATCTGCATCGAATACAGAGAAGAAGTTACCGAGTTCCTGCCCCCCCTTCACACGCGGTTTCACATCACTTTCGGTCTCAACAAAATTTAATTCTTCCTTACATATTTTATTTAATATATCTCCAGTCTTTCCTCTATATACTCTAGATATTCTCTTAGTTCTTGCCTCATACATCAAAGGACTACAAAAATCTAATTTATATACTACATTTGAGAGGTTTTGGTCGGTATCTCTAAGGTAATTTGCAACATTAAATATACGAAATACTTGATTTATTTGTTCATCATCTGGTGGGTCTTCTTCCATACCCTCTACACCATGGAAATGCAGTCTTAAATACTCTTGTCCAGTGAAATTTATTCGATTAAATAAATTATTATTATCAAATAAGGTCATAGAACCTGTAAGAAACATCTGATATATACTCTCAGTTAATTCAAATGAGTCTACAAGATTACTTACATCTAACTGATTACCCTCATTATTACTAATAACTGCACCGACTAACCTATAAGAATTAGGTGAATTATTACCTATTGCTTGTGCCATATTAAGAACCTATGAATGATTTAAATTCTCTGAGTAATTGTGAGACGAAATGAGGTTTAATATATCTAATCTCTCTCTTATCATCATTAAATTTTTGCTCGAAGTCGAAGTTAGATACTGGTGTATTACCTGTACTTATGGTAGTTTTATTACCCTCTGAGTCCTCGTAATGGTGAGGTGAGTCTGAAAAATTTCTGACCGATATAATAGTGAAACTCTTCGAGCTGTTCGACCCTGTGACTACTTCTCCTATTTGGAAACTACCTTGTATATCGTTTAATATAATCTGATTATTGGTTGGGTCTATCTTAGTGACGAACCCAAATGCCGAACTGGTAGAACCTACTACCTTTTCTCCCTGTAAAAATTTCGAGTCCGAATTGGATACGATATCCGACTGCTGGTTGCTGACTAGTGCTTTACCACTATATTTTCTTGCAATAAATCGTTCTAATACTCTCTGTGATTTGGGCCAATCACTATGTACTGCAAGATGTGAGTTAACCATCCAGAATAACCAATATAAAGTTGCATCTCCATACAGTTTAGTTGCAGTTACATCTGGTCTATCTTGGTCTTCTACATAATAATATTCATACCCTGTAACACCATCATCTGCATCATCTGATACTCTGATATTACGAAATATATCCTTTGCCTTGATTAAATTACCATCATTCTTGAGGTCAAAATCAATCGTAGGAAAATGTCTAAAATAATGTTCTGGCATATGTTACTCCTTTAGAAACCACTCCTTTTAACACCAGTTCCAAGATAACTTGCTTCAACTGATTTTCTAAATGCATCTTTTTGTGCTTTTTTCTGTCTCTCTTTTTCTGCTCTTCCTTTTTCTGTAAGGTCTCCAGACTCACTTGCACTATGAGCTTCCCCTTCACTTAATTGACCTTGTGCATACTCAAATCTCATTAATTCATCGGTTGTATCTTGGTTTGCACCTCTAGCTGAAGCTGCAACATTACCGATATATCTAAGTCTATCTATGTTCAGTGTTTCTTTAAATGTAAGTGTTAAATTGATACCATTAGGATAATGTTTGACACTTTCTGTTGCACTATCGTCTAATTCTACACCAGCTCTTTCTGCTTCTTGTTTTGCTTTTGCAGCTGCTTTTCTTTCTTCTTCTGTATGATAATTAGCAGATTCAATAAATGACATATCTTTACCACCAGAATAATCGACATCAACAGTTGATAAGTAACAGTTTTGTGGATGTTCTATATGACCTAATATAGGCCCCATGAAATCTATTTCCCATTCTGCTGGCATTATAGATATTCTAGGGTTTTTATTAGATGACATTGGTAATGACATGAGTTTAAACCAGTGAATAATTTGGATTATTTCTTTTGCATCTGCTTCATTATATGGATTTAATGCAAAAGTATAAGTATGTTCTCTCATCTGAACACCACCAAAATTTAAGAATTTAGGATTTGCATTTGCAATACCAGTTTGTTGAGCAGTTGCAGATTTTATTGTTTCTTGAAATCCTTGAGCACCCTCTTGAACTGCATCTACAAAACCTATTCCACCACCATCGCCAGGGGTTAGAGCTTCGTTTAATGTTGACTCACCTAATCCGACCTCTTTAGTTTCATAATCTACTGATATAGTATCCTTAACATTGTTAGGAAAGAATAAACAAATAGAACAATCTTGTTGTGATGCACTATATTGGTGACTTTCTAATCCAGTTTTTTCGTCTACTGTTGGGTTATCTTGTAGTTTAATACCATGTTTTTTTGCCTCTGATATATCCATGTTATATGTTGAACCTCTCATATAATCTGCTGGAATCGTTCTTTTTTTTGTTCTAAACACAATCCAGTTGTCAACAAATCTATCATTAGAGGTAGGAAATCTTAACATTTCTCTTTTTGATGGTTGTATGTATGCACCTTCTGAGGTGACAGCTTCTTGTGGGTTCTTTACTAGTAATCTTCTGCGTTCTCCTGCTAGTGCAGCTTCTTCTGTAATTTTCTTTGGTATATTTGATATATTAATACCTGTCTTCATTGCAATAAGGTCATCTAATGCACCAGATATTTTTGAATTAAATAGTGCTTGTTTACCACCTAATGCAGAATTAAGGTCTTCCTTGATTGACCCAAGAATTGAGTCCTTAAGATTCTTGAAAAATTTCATATAAATACTCTCTATAGATTTAGTTATGTATAAGGTATTTATATGAGTTACAAGGGAAGATTTAAACCAAAACACTATAAAAAGTATAAAGGTGACCCAACAAAAGTTATATATCGTTCAATGTGGGAATTGAGATTTATGAAGTATTGTGACAAAACACCTAACATATTAGAATGGTCAAGTGAAGAGATTATTATACCATATCGTGGATTAGATAGAAGAGTTCATCGATATTTCCCAGACTTCTGGATAAAATATAAAAATGCAAAAGGACAAATAGTCAAAGAGATTATAGAGGTCAAACCTAAAGCACAAACCAAGAAACCCACTAAGAAGGGTAAACACTATGGTAAGTATTTAAAAGAGGCAAGAACCTATGCAATTAATCAAGCAAAGTGGGAAGCTGCAGAAGAGTATTGTTTGGATAGGGGATATAAGTTTAGAATAATAACAGAAGACCATTTGAAGGTATAAAAAAACCCCACCATATCATCATATCAAGTATGAATTCGAGGTGGGGTTTTGACGATGGTTCTTATGATAGCAATCGTCTAAAATAGTGAAGTTCATTAATGACTACTAATGGTTTGCAACCCAACTTTCATCACCACCTTGAGCGAGATTTCGTATTCCCTACTAACTGTTAGACGACTATACCCTCTTATTCTCCAAGAATCTAACAAGTACCAGACACCAATTGTCATCAACTCACATCCATACACTTACCATCATACTCTCAAACTTAACCATCTCAACGCTCGGATTCTGTATAGGTTTCCGACTACCTTCATGATGCACTCTTGAGTCTCGTCTCTTGTTTTTACACCAATCTTCGTACACGCTGTTAAGTTCCTCTTATATCACCACTACTAAAGTTAGGAAAGTCATCACTGACCCCAACAGGAATTCAATAAAATCTGATTTTTTTACCACCAGATGCCCTCGTTAGTTAACCATGTCTAGTCCCCTTTTCTCGTGTAAAATACCTTCGTTTGTTATGTCTCCCAGTATCGATACAGTATCAACCCACCGAACATCCCATTATGTGCGTAAACTCTACCTTGTCAGATTAACAAGGTCAACGAATCTAGCATCCAGATAGTACATGTTCTCTTTTAAATTGTCCCTTAGTGGTAAGATATCTTACAATCCTCACACTTTAACTAGAGGATGGACAAAGTTGTGTAATGGTTGAATCAAGGTAGTGAAGTAGTTACTGGTTATATCGATTATCACTAGGGACAATCTCACCACATGCTTACTCACATGACTCTACGATTTACGATAAGTCTTATGCTCTGTCTCAAATAGTACTTCTTGTACCCAATTGACATTTCAAGAGATACACACCACTTCTCCACTGTGCCCTCGGCAACAGACAGGATTCGAACCTGTGACCTCTCAAGACTTTTGAACTTCGTGAACTGTTTTCTAATGATTAAGAACCTTTTCAGTGTCATCTGGACTAAACCTTAATCAAGTAGGATTTTCTCTAATTTTTACAAGTCCGAATCCTCAAGTACTTGGTAATTCTCAATTACAAGAGTATTATACAAAAAAATGTACCTATGATGCAACAAAAAGAATAAAAAAGTTGTATAAATACATGTATGGCAGGAAAACTATTTGACAAGTTAGAAAGAGAGGCATTTAGAGGTGGTATACAAGCCAGAACTAAAGAGTCTCAGAGATGGTTTCGTACTCGTGTTGCATCATTGAAATCAGTTAATCGTACTCAATTACGAAAAGATGCACGACAAAGAGCAAGACCTATATTTGGTGACATGTACATGATGATGTACGACCCAAAACATAAACGAACATTACCTTATTATGATAGATTTCCTCTGGTCATACCCATGGAGCCTGCAAAAGGTGGGTTTCTTGGATTAAATTTACATTATCTTCCACATGGACTTAGAGCTGCATTTCTAGACCAGTTATACGATAGAACTACAGACGAAAACTATGATAAAAACACTAGATTTAATGTAACATATAGTCTATTAAAGGGATTATCTGGTAAACCATATTTTAAGGCATGTACAAAACACTATTTGACAAGTCAAATTAGAAGTAAATTTGCAATAGTCGATAGTGCAGACTGGGAGATTGCAATATTTTTACCAACTGAATCATTTAAGAAAGCATCTCTTGATAGTGTTTGGAAGGAAAGTAGGAAGAAAATTTCATGAAAATAGATAGATTTAAAGCACAGATGGACTCGTTGCAAAGAGGTAATAGATACAATGTTGCAATGTTTGGTACTGGTACAAAGAATACTGGTCTTGCAATAAGAGGTCTTAAATGTGACTCTGCAAGTTTGCCAGGCAGAGGTTTCTTCACTTTAGAAGACTCAGAATATGGCCCTAAGAGAGTTATACCACATAAACCTCAATATGATGCATTTGATTGTTCTTTTTATATGACAAACGACCATGAAGAAAGAGAATTGGTCGAATTATGGCAAAACACCATCAATGGATTTTCCAGTGGTGCTGGTGGGTTTCACTCCAGATTCTATGATGACTATACTGGAGTAATTTATCTAGAAATGTTAGATAAATATGATAATGTAAATTATAGATGTATGATGGTTGAAGCATTCCCAACACAATTAAGTGTAGTAAATCTGGGTTATGAACAGTCTGACATATTAAAGTTTAATGCACAGTTTCGTTATAGATACTGGCAAAGTGAATTTACTAATTCAAAACCATCGAACCTATTCATAGGTTTTATGGACAAGCATTTAAGTAAATTCTCAAATAAAGTAAAAGGTAAAATTGAAAACGCAATCTTTAAGATTTAAGTTTTCCTAATACAATAGGAGTATATTATGGCATTACCTAAAGTAAATACTATTGAGTATTTTGTAAATTTACCTGTATCTGGAAAAGAAGTCAAATACAGACCATTCTCAGTAGGAGAACAGAAAGTATTACTTCAAGCATTAGAAGACCAGAACAATAGAACAATATCACATACTATTATAAGATTAGTAAATGAATGTTCAAGTTTTGAAGATGGTTCTAGTGTAGAAGGATTAGGTAACGCAGATTTAGAATTCTTGTTTCTACAAGTAAGAATTAAATCTGTTGGTGAAGTTGCTACTGTAGTTCTTGGTTGTAGAAACCAACCTCAGTGTGATGGAACAACACCAATAGAAATTAATTTGGAAGAGGTAGAAATAGAAGGTGAATTGAAAGATAATAAATTAATGTTAACTGACACTGTAGGTGTAACTTTAAGAGTTCCAAACTACAATGACATACAAGAAGCACTTGGTGAAGATTTATCTGGTGACCTTGGTGTAGAAGACATATTTAAAGTTATCAGTTATTCAATTGAATCTATATTTGATGATACAGAAGTACATAATAGGGGAGATTTCACTGAGAAAGAAATCAATTCATTCATAGACGAATTGTCTACAAGTCAATTCAATATGTTAATGGAATGGTTTAGTGGTCTACCAAAAATGGTAAAGGATGTCGAATATAATTGTAGTAAATGTGGTACAGAATGTAAAGTTAAGTTAGAAGGAATACAGAATTTTTTCGTCTAGCCCTTTCTCATGACACACTTGCAAACTATATTCAAACAAACTTTGGTTTAATCCAACATCATGGTTGGTCACTAACTGAACTCGATGGAATGTATCCATGGGAAAGGGAAATATATGTTTCCCTACTTGTTCAACATCTCGAAGATGAGGAGTTGAAGATGAAACAGGCACAAAATTAATAGGAGAGTATTATGGCCGATGAGAGATTTAGTGGTGATATGTCACGAAATGAAGTAGAAATGGACTTATCAAAGTTTATGGAGATGATTCAAGAGAATGCAGCTCTTAAAGACGAGATAAGAGACCTTAAAGCAAACGATACAGTAAACCCTTGGCAAAAGTGGATTCACCTTGCAAGAGCAGTAGATTCATGGAGAATCTGGCCTCGTGCATTTTTAAGTGTATACATTATACTGGTATATTATGCAGCTATGTGGTTTATGGATTTACCAGAACCATCAATGGAACAATCTGGATTGATTTCAATCCTAGTTGGAGCAGGAGCTGCTTGGTTTGGTTTATATGTAAATAGTGCAGCTAAAGAACACGATACCAATTCACAAAAATAGATAAATACTAATATGGCTGAAGAAAATACACCAAATGAACTGAATGCAGGCTTGATGAAGTCTTTTATAAATAGAGCAGTAAAATCTATTAAAGATGGTTTTGAAGATAATGAAAAATCTTTTAAAGAGACTATTGACGATAATGTTCAAAAAATAAAAGAGTACGATATAGGTGCAGTTAGTAAGATGAAACTTACAACAGAGGCTATGGGTACTGGAACTGAAATGGCAATCGATAAGTTTCTGAAAGATAGTGGTATTGCAGATATCACTGAAACTATGGATGGACTAAAGACTAAAATAGATAATGTCAAAGAGACTTTAGAAAAAAATGGTCAATCCACAGAAAATGCATTAGTCAAAAGTCTTGAGGAAGAATACAAAGCACTCGATGAAATCAGAAAGTATGGAAAGACTTTAAGTGGATTTGAAAAAACATTTGTCAAGTTTGCTGGTGGTACTTTTGAAGATATGAAGAAGTCTATCGAAGAAGGTGGTAAGTTTACTGGTGTAGAGATAGCAAAAAGTTTTGGAAATGATTTAAAAAGTGATTTCGATAAACTTTTAGCATTCTTTGGCCCTATTGGTGGTCTTTTACAACAAATACCTTTACTAGGTACAATCATGAATTTAGTCATGAATGGTGTTAAGTCAATTGGTGTTAGAATTGCATTAGGACTGAAAAGACAACTATTTTTTGAAGGTAAAGAAGATGCAAGAGAATCTAGAGCAATTGGTGTTGACGCTGCAAATTTAAAACTTTCACAAAGAGCTGCATATAGAGACGAAATAAGATTCAGACAAGAACAAAAAGATAGACTTGCAAGAAAAACTGGAGTTGGAACTGCAGCAGGGCCTGGTGACACTAATGTAGATGAGTCTGGTGACACTAATATGAAGTTTGGATTTATGATACCTTTCTTAACATTAGCAAATATGTTTGGTAAAGGTATTGGAAAAGGTCTTTTTGCTATTGGTGCTGGATTCAGTGCATTAGGTAAGGGTCTTGCAAGAGGGGCTGCTGGTCTTGGTAAATTCTTAGTAATAGGTGGTGTTGCATTAGGTGTTGGACTTAGTGCAATCTTTGGTGCATTTGCACTTGGTAGAAAAACTGGTGCATTCAAAGGAATGAAAGAATTTGAAGATATTAACATAGTAAAAGTTGGTGCAGCTATAGTGGGAATTGGTGCAATGATAGCAGGATTTGGATTGTTACTTGCAGGCCCACAAGCAATTGGTGTTCTTGCTGGATTAGCTGCAATTGCATTACTATCTTCTGGATTGTATTTAATAGGTAGTGCAGCTGGTTCTTTTGCAAGAAATGTAGGTGCATTTGAAACACTAGATGCATCTGCGATTAAAAATAATATTATTAAATTAAAAGAGGCTGGAATTGGAGAACTACTGGACGAAATGGGAAGTGGTTCTTTATTTGGTTCATTGTTTACTAGTCCTCTAGTCATAGCTGCACAAGCATTACAACACTATGAAAAGGATATGACCAAATCCATAGAGAATTTGGGAAACCTTAAAACAGCTATAAAAGACTTTAATTTACCAGAGACTTCTTTTGCAGAAGCAATTGCAGATTTCTTTGGTGTAGGTGGTGTTGACCAAATGCAGAGACTTACAGGTATTGAAGTAGCTGCAGAAATGGGAGACAACTTAACATCATTTGGTGATGGTGTTGATAGAATTGCATCTGCATTTAATAGAATGGATGACACCAAACTTGATAGACTTCAAAAATTTGCAAATGCAATGAAGGATATGAAAATAGAAAATATGAATTTTGGTACACTGCCTGTTATATCTGCTAACATGACACCAGCAAGTCAACCAAATCAACAACCAGTTACAATTAATGCACCTATTCAGTCATTACAACAACAAAGTAATACTAATGTAACTAAATCATTTAGTGCAACTGGTGCTAGAATGGGAACACATTCTGCACTTCACTATGGTAGTCTAGGATAATCCTAAATCTTTACCCCAAGGCCCTTCGTAATTAGGTGAAGGATACTTGTCTTTTCTTTTGTATTTGGTCTTATCTTTATGGACTTGAGATTGTCCATGTTTAGGTGTCACCTTGCGTGACTTAACCTTTGG